AGAAAAGACCCAAATGGGTATTAACGCAAAAATGGCTAGCGATAGGTTCAAACAAAGAGATGTAAAGATCTTGAAAGGACCTAGAAGATAGTATACAAATAATAAGGAGAAAAATTATGGGATTAAAGAAAATATTAAAAAAAGCTGCTAAAGCTGCTAAAAAAGTTGCTAAAGTAGGAATTCCTGTTGCAGGAGCAGCATATTTAGCTTCAAAAATGGGTAAAGACAAAGGTGTAAAAGTTGGTGACAACTTCGACCGAAGCAATGTTCACTGGACAAACAGAAAACCTCTGGGACTTAAACTTCCTGCAGGTACTAATATGGATGGTTGGAACAATTTGGCTGCGTCCGGTGGTGCTGATAAGATGCTGGCAAAAGGTGGACTTGTTAAAAAAGGAAAACCTAAACTAGCTAAAAGAGGTTGGAAATAATCATGGTTAAAGTAACAAAAGAACCTGGTGTTAACAAAGACGGCTACGCTTCAGGCGGAGTTGAAACTAGTGACTCTAGAGGAAAAGTTGGAATTGATCCAAGATCAGAGATTCTAACTAACCAAGCTAAAGTTCACAATGAAATCAACGAAGGTACTCAAGTTAAAGTTCAAGGTACCGGCGCAATGTTAAAATCTAAAAAGAAAACAGCTACTTGGTTCTAATATGGCCTGGTTCGGTCTAGCAAAAATAGCATTACAAGCTGGCGCAAAGATATATTCAAATAGACAGCGTACGAAAGTAGCTATGTCTGATGCACAATTAATGCATGCAGAAAAAATGGCCCGAGGTGAGGAATCTTACCAAGGCAAACTTTTAGAAGCCCGTCAAAACGACTATAAGGACGAATTTGTCCTCGTTATAATTTCGGCGCCAATCGTGGTGCTAATGTGGGCAGTTATGAGTGACGATCCGTCTGCTATGCAGAAGGTAAAGTTGTTTTTCGAGTACTTTCATGAGCTTCCGAAATGGTTCACAAATTTATGGGTGCTTGTAGTTGCCAGTATTTTTGGTATAAAGGGTACACAAATTTTTCGTAACGGAAAAAAATAGGA